GGCCAAGGTGGACGGTATGACCGAGGCGACTCTAAAGATATTGAAGAGTGCATTTACATACCCATGGAAAAATTTCACAAAATTTAGGAGTTAATATGCCTTACGTTAATAAACCAAGACCTTATAAAAAAGAATATCAACAACAAGTTGAGCGTGGTGAATTACCCGCTCGTATGGAAAGACAACGTGCTCGAAACAAACTCGACAAAGAAGGAGTTGACCGCAGTGGAAAAGATGTTGCGCACGTCAAAGCTTTATCTAAAGGTGGGTCTAACAAAGACGGAGTCCGTCTCGAAAGCCCGAGTAAAAACCGTTCTTATCCAAGACAAAGTAACCACAAACCAAAATGAACTTATCAGAGTATGACTGGCCCCGTCCATTGGGGTTCACTCCGTTCGAGCATCAGAAAACAACTTCAGAGTTTTTAATTAGCAACCCAAAAGCTTTTTGTTTTAACGAGCAGGGTACAGGTAAGACGGCTAGCGTTATATGGGCCACGGATTATCTTATGAAGCTACGCTTACTTAAGCGTATATTAGTAATTTGTCCGCTGTCAATTATGAAAGCTTCTTGGCAAGCCGACCTGTTTAAATTTGCCATGCACCGCACAGTTGCGATTGCACATGGAGATGCCAAAAAACGCAAGAAGGTTATAGATGGTGAGGCCGAGTACGTCATCATTAACTTTGACGGCGTAAACATTGTGAAGAAAGAAATTATGGACGGGGGGTTTGACCTTATCGTAGTGGACGAAGCGTCTGCCTATAAGAACCCGTCAACAAACCGATGGAAAGATCTGCGTGATCTTACAAAAGTAATAAAAGGCATGTGGATGCTCACGGGAACGCCAGCGGCTCAGTCACCTGTGGATGCTTACGGATTGGCAAAACTAATCAATCCTTCTAATGTATCTCCGTTCTTTGGTCAGTTCAGAGATTCGGTAATGATGAAAGTCGGTGCGTTTCGTTGGGTTCCAAAACCCCAAGCCAAACACATTGTGCATACTGTACTGCAACCAGCAATTCGATTCGAGAAAAAAGATTGCCTTGATTTGCCCCCAGTTACATTCACCGACCGAGACGCACCGCTTACGCCCCAACAACAAGCATACTACCGCATACTTTCCAAGCAGATGTTAATTGAGGCAGCCGGAGAAGAAGTTAGCGCAATAAATGCGGCGGTAAAGATCAACAAGCTATTACAGATATCATGCGGTTCTGTGTATACCGACGCAGGTGAAGTTATTGACTTTGACGTAAGCAACCGTTTAAATGTGGTGCAAGAGGTCATTGAAGAGACCAACAACAAAGTCCTTATATTTGTTCCATTCACGCATTCGATTGACTTACTACAAAAACATCTAAGGAAGAATAACATCAGTTGTGATGTTATTAACGGGGCAGTAAGCGCAAACAAACGCGCAGAAATTGTACAAACTTTTCAAACACAAGAGAACCCAAAAGTATTAATAATTCAACCGCAAGCCGCTTCCCACGGACTTACCCTTACCGCCGCTGATACAATCATTTGGTATGCTCCATGCACCAGTGTAGAAACGTACCTACAAGCCAATGCTCGTATCGACCGACCCGGTCAAGTCAACCACATGACTATCGTGCATATCAAAGGCAGTCAAGTCGAGGACAAGTTGTACAAGTTATTGCGTGGCAACATCAGTAACCACAACCAAATCATTGATCTTTATCGACAAGAAATTTTAAAAAATGAATTAGAAACTGCTTGACACTGTCAAGAAGTGTGCTATACTGGAGTTCCATTTATTAGGAGAAACGAAATGTTAGATGAAATTGAAAGTAGTCAGGTCACTTCCGTGAACCTCGATCAGTTGGCGAAGATTTATCTAAAGATTAGAGACGCTAAAGATGAATTAACAAGTCAATACAAAGATAAAGTTGCAGGACTTCAAGAACAACTCGACACCATCGAGCAAGAAATCAACGAAGTATGCAAACAAATGAATGCGTCAAGCATTCGCACCTCACATGGCACAATCATTCGATCGGTAAAACCACGGTATTGGACGAGTGATTGGGATTCACTGTATCAAGTTGTTAAAGAACATGATGCGTTTGCCCTGTTGACGAAGAGTATCCATCAAGCAAACATGAAGGAATTCCTCGCCGAAAATCCCAACGTTCTCCCCGCTGGCCTCAATGTGGAGAATTCTTATTCCGTGGTTGTTAGACGTTCAAAAGGAAACTGAAAAATGAGCAATATTGCTTTACTTAGCCAAGAGCTCCCCGACTTTCTGCAAACTGCAGGTGTTAGCGAGTTAACAAAAAAACTAGCCGGTAAAACCGGCGTTAAACGTATCGTTCCAAAGAACGGTATTTTCCGCAAAATGGTAGGCACTGAAGAGATGGGGAAGGTCAAGGGTTCCTTGGACGCCGTTATCATTAATGCTTCTCCTTCTGTGGGGCGTATTTTTTACTCAAAGGCATGGACTCCCGAGTCCGAGCCAACTGCACCTGACTGTTTTAGCAATGACGGTCAAACACCTGCCGAGGGTGCGGTCGATCCCCAAGCACTACGTTGTGATTCATGCCAACAGAACATCAAGGGTTCAGGTATGGGCAACTCCAAGGCTTGCCGTTACTCACGTAGATTAGCCGTTGCGTTAATCGAAGACTTTGGCACTTCCTTGCAAGGTGAAATCTATCAAATGAACTTGGCATCTAAGTCTTTGTTTGGCGACTCTAGCATTGAGAATGCTTTTACATTTGAAAACTACACCAAGTATTTGGCTAACAATGGCAAGTCTTTGGATTACGTAGTTACTAATATTGGCTTCAATGAAGACAACGATAACCAATCTGTATTGTTCACTCCTGCTCGGTTCATTAACAAAGCTGAATACGCAGTGACTTCTACTCTGACTTCAAAGCCTGAGATACAGAAGATGGTCATTATGACTCCCTACCAAGCCGAGGCATCAGGCAAGCAATTGTCCGCACCTACTCCTGCGAAAGCGGCGGTAGTACCCGAAGAAACTCCCGAGCCTACAAAACGCGAGAATAAAAAGACCGTAGCTGAGCCGACTGCTAAGAAGGACTTGTCCTCTGTAGTCAAGGCGTGGTCTGACGAGGAGTGAGCATGAGCCAAGGATACAGCCTTAACATGGTTGAGTCTAACCGTCAGGTGAACGCTCGACACCTTGGGGTTGCCCTTGGCCGTGTATGTATCAATGGGCGGATTCCAATTACAGATGTGGCCGAGTACTTTGGTCTGAGCCGACAGGCTATCTATAATTGGTTCAAGGGGGTCTCGCATCCCCGTCCGCACCTTACTCCTAAGATCGAACAATACATGGAAAAAATTGGGCATAAATAAAAAATGTTTGACCTTCTCGATACCGTATTGCCTACGGAGGGCAGGTATTGCGTCATTGGTATCGGTAAATATACCGACCAAAGATTTGCGGATACGAGAGAAGAAGCTGAAAAACTGATACAAGAATTTGTTGGTAAAAAGTGGGAGACATATTTTGGTTGTGCTAAGTTTGGCAACTTAAACGATAGAACTCACGAGAACGCACTGTACTTCCGCTCATTGTGGATGGACATAGATTGTGGCCCCCTAAAGGGAATACCAAACGATAAAGGTAAGGTCGAAGGCTATCTCGATCAGGAAACCGGACTAGACGAACTTAAAAAATTCTGCAAGGCCGTTGGACTACCGCAACCAATACTTATTAACTCAGGTAATGGCATTCATGCTTACTGGGTCTTTGACCGCACTCTTGATCGTCGAGAGTGGACGCCACTAGCTAAGAGCCTCAAAGCACTTTGCGCTAAGCACAATTTGATTGTTGACCCACGGGTGTTTGAAGCATCTCGTGTGTTGCGTCCAATGCGCTCGGCTAACTTTAAGTCCGACCCTCCAAATCCCGTTGAAGTTTGGAATGAAAATACTCAGGTATTGTCGTATGAGCAGATGAAAGAACTGCTTGGTGCGCCGGAACTCGAGGAAGAAAAGCCTGACTTCATACCGCAGAGCATGAGCCCCATGATGGAGGCCATGATGCAGAACAAGATCAAGCGGTTCAAGACCATTATGATGAAAGCAGAGAACGGTTGCGCTCAACTGAACTATTGCTTTACGAATCAAGCCAAGGTGGATGAACCCTTGTGGCAGTCGGCGTTATCGATTACTGCGTTTTGCGTAGATGGTGATGAGTCAGCACACAAGATGTCTAGTCAGCACCCTGAGTACGATCCTGCCGAGGTTGATAACAAACTAAGGAATATTCGTAAACGCGGTGGGCCACATCATTGTGAGACATTTGAGGAACGTAACCCGGGATATTGCGGAGATTGCCCGCACCAAGGCAAGATTAAATCTCCAATCATGCTAGGGATTGAAGTCGCTCAAGCCGATCCGGAGGACAACGAGTTTGTTGCAGAAGAAGAAAAAACTGGGACTGAGGTCAAGTACCACATACCTGAGTATCCATTTCCATTCTTCCGTGGCAAAAACGGTGGCGTATACCGCAAACCTGATAACGATGAAGGCGAAGCAGAAAAGGTATACG